AAAGAAACAGTAATAGCAGCCAAAGCACCAACTAATTTTTCTTGATCTATTGTAGATAATGCAAGTAAAGACAAAGCTATGATGCCTATAGCCGCAGCAATNTTTAATAGAATATCAGACTTTAAAGATGTTTGCCAAACGGTTAAACTTTCTTTAACTCCATCAAATATTCCTGCTATGGACTCTAANATGTCTCCGCCTTTNCCAACAAATTTCTTTATTTCAAGTAAAATAGCAGCAAATATACCACCAGANGCAATNGCTATTAGATTCTTTAAGTCTATTTTTTCTATTACNTCGGTTGCTTTTTCTACAAAATTAGAAAGAAAGTCAACAGAATCTCCCAAGAATTTAATAAAAGGAGGGCCAAACTTTTTAACAAAGGTTCCAATAAAAATACCTAAATTTCCTATTAATTTAGAAATTTTATTTATTGGAGATATTCTCTGAGCTAAACCTTCAAAAGAACTAAAGGCATCAGCAACATTTACTTTTTTAAGAAAAGAAAATCCACCTATTATAGCTGCAAAGAAAGAANCAATTCCTTTTGCTACTGGAGTTATAATCTTTTTAATTGTTTCTAAAGCTTTTCCAAAGAAATTTGATTCTTTTGCACCATCTCTAAGATCAACAACAAAATCTCCAATCTTGGCAGCAAATTCTCCAATATTACTNCCTATAGATCCTACAGATCCAGATAGACCAAACAAAGCTTTAGCTATTTCAACAACAGCCATACGTCCAATATCAAACAAAGCAAAGATTCCTTTAAATACTCTTTTGACTACATCTGTTTTCTCTAATGCCATTTTGAATCTTTCAGTAAGCTCTGCAACGCCTTTTGTTATTTCAAATAATCTTTGAGCTGTAACGGGAGGAAAGACTTCTCTGAATGCTTCTTTTATTGGATTTACAATAGCAACGATGCTATTAAGTGCATTTTGAAAAGCTTTAATCATTTCGGTTCGACCGCCAAGATCTTTCCAACCTTGTAAAACTTTATTTCTAGCATCCGCAGAAGCTCCTAAAATAGAACCAAACCAATTATTTAACTCAGTAAGGAACGATTTGGCTTCTTCGAAATCACCAATAATAATTTCCCATGTTTGGGCCCAACCAGATTGTGCTGCTTCTCTTAAAGTATCAAATAATTGACTAAACGTTTTTACTTTAGTTGCAGCATCGTTGGCTGTTTGTCCCATTTTAATAATAGAAGCTATTTGGTCTTGTGTGTAACCCATAGTTCTAAGTTGATCTTCATTTAAGTCACCAGTAAATTTCTGAAGGGTTTCTGTTAAAACCTCACTTGTTAACCAACCTTTTTGTAGGGTTTCTCTAAAACTACCTTCTTCTTCAATCATTTGATCAATTGCAACACCATGAAGACGAGCCGTTTCTTTTAATGCTTCTTGGAATACTTGACCACCCATACCAGCATTAACAACAGAATTCCAGTCCATTAATTTGACTGTTCCTGATGCCAGGGCCTGAGACAATTGATACATTGCTGTACTAGCTTGTTCTGCANTGGAACCAGATACCGCAGCTAAATTAGCAATACCTTTAATGGCNGCNACNGAGACATCTAATTTGACACCAGCAGCAGTAAATGTACCAACNTTTCGTGTCATNTGTTGAAAATTATAAATAGTTTTATCTGAATAATCGTTTAGTTGATTTAAAGCATCCGTTACAATATCGAGAGTAGTNCCTTCTTTTTGTGTATTCGCTAAGATTGTTTGTATGCTATTTAGTTTAATTTCATACTCATCTAAACCCGTTTTTATTGGATCTATTGTAAGGGCTTTAGCTAATCTGGTTCCTGTTTGTATAGCAGAATTAACTATGTTTACTAAAGTTGTAATAGCCACAACACCCATAATAGAGAATCTGTTAGCTACATGATCAGCAGCATCAGATATACTACTTAATGTTACTTTTTTTGCTTCTGCATTTATATTAGCAAACCCTTTACCTAACCCCTCGAAACTTAAACTCTTTTTTAACTTATCAAGGGAGCTTAAAGTATGACCAACGTTTGCTTCAAACTTTGCATTTTCAAACTGCATTTCAACTATTTTTTTATCTATAGTTTGACTCATTATCCGTTAATCTCCTTCCATAATTCCTCTGAAATCTTTTCAAATATAGGTTTCATTGCAGGGTTTATAAAGTCTCTCCCCTCTACAAAAGTTCCTCCTGTTGTCCCGTGTCCATATTGTAATAGTATAACAACAGGAATACCATTTACAATATGATCGTTAGTCCAAATAAGTTTGTATCCTCTATTATCCTTTATTATTTCGTATTTCCAAGCTTCTGCTGTTTCTCCAGTATCTAATGGAGTGTTTGTTTTTAAAGCTTGAACCCCTAAAGAACCATATCTATCGAGTATTGATTTTATATTATATTTTCTTCTTAGAAAACTTTCTGTTTTGGAAAAATCACCAGATATTTTAAATGTAATCAATGCATCCTCCTATCCTCTAGTACCGAGTTTGGCTTTTCGAGCTTCGTTTAATGCTTTGTTCCTTCTTAAAATTTCGTTCTTTGACATTTTTTTAGCTGGTTGATTTTTAATACTACATACATTAATTAAAGTTAATAATCTATTTAAATGCCATTTTTGACATTCAAATGGAATGTTGAATGAAATCATCCAATAATATATAATTTCGGATGTAATAATCTCTCTAGATTTTTCTTTACTTTCTTTGATTATGGTTGCGGTCATTGGAGCATTAATATAGTCCGCTATTTCATCCATAATTTTTTTGTTCAGTTGAAAATAAACTATAGGATTTAAATTTTGAGATATTGTCATGGCTTTTATATAATCTATAGTTTCTTCATCCGTTTTATTTTTTTTATCTAAAAACGGTTTACACCATTTTGCTTCCCATTTAGAAACGGAGACTAGAGAATGCTCTAATTGTATTTCTTGTTCTTTCATATAAAAGAATTCTTCTTTTTCTTCATTATATAATTCTTTTGGAGGTAATATTATTTTTAGCATTCTCTAGCCATCCATTTTTATTTTCCAGATAAATCCTCAGGAACGATTCCTTTTATAAAATTTGCTGCTTCTTCTGCATCGGTAACCAAACTCATAAACAATTGATCATAAGCAGGTGTTTCAGAAAAAGCTTTTGATATTTCTTCCCCTTTAATAAATCTTCGACCGTCTTCAGATTTTTGACCATAAGATCTTAAAATAATATCTTTAATTACTCTAATAATTTCTCCCCCATTTTGCTCTGATATGAGTCTTTCCATTTTATTTTGCAAACCGCCTTCAATCGAAAGTTCCATCTCAGTAATTTCGGATTTGCTTAGATTGAAATAGAAATCTTCTTTTCTTTCCAAACCAGAATAATCCTTGTAAGTGATTGTTTTCTTTAACATTTTAATCTCCTAATCAAGATAAATAAGGGCCCATCAATTAAGACAGGCCCTTTTATTACTATAAAATGCTTTTCTATTACGGAGCCATCAACGTGATGATTTCATCAGGAAGAGGAAGTCGCGGTTGAACAGGACCCGTAGTATTACCATACAGAATTACTTCCAACGCAGCAAGATTGGTTGGATCAGCTTTTGTTGAATCAATAACAAGCGAAGCAGTTGGTTTGAATCCAGTTACAGGAACAGGAGTCGTAGTAAATGCCCAACTAAAAGTAATAGCTTCTGGGGATTCATTGATTGTTTGATAAGCCCTTTCTGAGGGTGAAACCAAACAACCATAGATAATGTGAAGCTTATATCCATAATCCTGTCCAGAGGAGTCGTTACCAATAATGGTTCGATAACACAAACCAAATGGAACACGAGCCTGTTGACCAATCATTACACCAACTTCAGGTTCCTTGGAACCATCAGAAAGAGCAAATTCATCAGGATATGTAAATGCTTCAATCGTTCCACCAAATTCTTCAGCGGAAAGCAAATTCAAATATTTGATGTTGTCAGCAAATTGAGGATTAGGTTCTGCTCCTGTTGGACTTTCAGTTACAGAAACCAAACCATTCCAAACAACACCATCGGGATATGTTCCGTCGGGGAGTTGAGCATAATAAACGCCATGATCTACACCTGTTTCGTAGATTTTCTCACCAACATCATCCCAAACGAGTAAGTTAGCCATAGTTTCTCCTAGAATAAGATGTTAAAAACATCATGATTTAGATTTTCAGACACGAAATGCCTGTCAAAACTACAACGAGGAAGTTTTGATATTGCATCAGGAATAACGCTGTCTGGATTTGCATCGATCACTGTTAACGAATATTCTTTATCGTGAATATAAGGACTATTATCGGCATGATCAGAACGAATATTACTCCTATTATAAACAATACAGGGATAAGACATTAAATGTCCTGGAGGTGGTTGAAAATAAACATTATTCGTTCCAAGAAGATTTTCTAAAAGGGTTTGAAGATCAAGCCTTGTTCCCATGATAGACACCTCCAAGACTTAATATAAGTCTGGGCATTTGAATTTCTACTTGAGAAATTTTCCAATAAATACCAGACCATATTAGATATTTCATAGCCGAGAAGTTCTCATTGGCAAAGGTATCAGCAACAACACTTATTCTATTAGAAACAGTTAGATCATCATTAACCTGTGATCGTTCTCTCCATTGTCTTGTCTCTCTGATCACGTCTCCATAATATTCGCGTTCGGATATAGTATCGGTCCAAACACCAGGAGCTGTTTCTTCACTGATTGAGTAACCGATTTTTCCATGAAACCTTGCCATTTTGAATTTTCCTTACTATTAAGCGGTCTTGCGCTCGATAACCAAAGCACTCTTGGGATTGAGCAAGGAACCAGACAGACGAGTTTCGATCAGATACTTGTACTGGTTGAAGTCGATGTCAAAATCATCGAACGTGGTAATTTGACCACCCTTATCGCTGCCATAAGTATAATCACGAGGATTAACTATGATACCCAAGAGATCTGTGTCGTAATCGACAACATCATCAACGGTGCGCTGGACACCCTCAAGAACTTCCACTTCAATGATCTCAGCAACGCGCAGATCAGAAGCCAGTTCTGCAACTGACTTATAAATGCGACGATCGGTCGTATCGCGTAGGAGCAACATACCTGTCAACACAGCATTCGTTGTATAGAGATTAGGCGTACCAGTTCCTTTATAGTTAACGCGAGCCATCTGAATCGCATCGATGATATCCAAATAATCAGTATCAGAAGCTTCGAGAGTCAAATAATGAACAAACAAAGGTTCGTCACCAAAGATAGGACGAATCTTAGAGGGATCAATTGCATCATCATCAGTACCAAACGTACGACCATCACCAACTAGAGCTGCACGAGCAACTTCCTCGTTCAACATGAATCGCATTTCACGCCACATCCAAGCTACAACATCGAAATCTGTGATATCAACAATATCATCACGATCGAGACGCTGTTTCTTATAGATCGTTGTAGGTTCGGTTGTGCGCTTGAGCAAAGCAAACACCTGTTCAACCTTCTCGTTACCAGTAATATAACCCTTGGCACGAGCGGCATCAGGAGTCAAATCTGCCCAGACTTTCTTCAGCCTTGAGAATGGGCTATGCTTGGTTGCGCTCATCCAGCCATCAACCCAACTCATTCGGCGAGTTTCAAACCCAGGCTCATTATCAATCATATGGGCATCTGGGAATAGGAAAGCAAGATTGGTTCGATCACTACCAATACCATAAGTACCGGCATGAGCTACAAATGCTTCCTTGAAGGTGGAACGATTGTTCGTCATATCAGCAAACACCGCGCCAGCAAATTCACGCAACTGATCGTGAGTCAATGTTTTCCCTTCGTCTTCATTATCAAATACATTTTTCTTCATGAACGTTTCTCCTTCGGAATTGGATTGTTGTATTTCTTCTGAGTCTCCTGCCGCGGCGGCAATAAGAGCATAAACAACTTTCTTTTGTGTCTCGTCTAAACTATCAATAACNTCTTTGACCGTTTTCTCTTCCCCTTCGGCGTGTTCAACCACTTCTTCAGTGTTNTGTTGAACTTCCTCTTCTCGGNCCTCAAGAGGAATGCCACTATAAATAATTACTTCATCTTCCGATTCTGTCTCGGTTCCNTCTGCATGACTCAAAGAAACTTGTGAAATTAGAGCTCCAGGATTAGAACCCGACAAAACCAAACTAACTTCACGAATGTTTCCTTCGTGTACAAGTTTCTTTGCTTCTTTTAGTTTGTTGGCATAAATCGAAAGAGCATCAACATCTCTGTGCTCTACCAACATTTTTGCCTGTTTTCCTGGGCCGGTTTGGTTAAAAGTTCCATAAACAAACACGCCATCTTCTCGATGTTCGAGNATGGCATAACCAAGAATGTTTGATGGATCATCATGCAAATGCTGCCACACAAGAGGAACTTTAATTCCATCCATATGTTTAAAAGCATTTTTTGCAATTGTTCGGCCGTCGGCACAGAGTAGATCGTATTTAGTAGCGTATCCGCTAAAATCATACTTCTTATCATCTGCCATTTTGAATCTCCTTATCGTTTTTCTGTTTAGCTTTGTCGAGCTCTCCAGTTACATCTAATCCTTCTGGTTGAGGTTGACTTATGTTTCTATTCCTAAGTTGATCAGCTTCTGGATCAGTGCTTGGAGTCCAACCAATAACTGCTCGCATATCATTTGGTGACGCAATTTCATTACGAGTCAATTTGTCTGCCAAATCAGCAAGTCTTTCTGGTGTTACAATACTGAATATGTTCCTGAAATGTTTTATTTTCTGACCCTGTGTTCTAGCTGTTTTGGTCAGAAACTTTCTAGACATTTCTTCAGTAATAGAAGACGTTATTGGTTCTATTGTTCTATTATAATAA